GGAACGGACTCCCTTTTTAGGTACACTATCGGAGATGCTTACCATGCTAACAGAGCAAATTTCCTTTGCTTTAGCCAAGTGGTAAACCAGAAGATGAGGAAAGAACTTCTGAAATACTGTACTAGGTTCTAAAACCTAATGCCTTCCCATTTTTAAGAAAATAAAAAACAAGAATATGTTCTTTCAAATCTTTAAAGCAATTCTGCAATTATACTTCTCTTTATAAAGTCGCCATTCTTACCCAAAAGATAGTCATTTATCCACGATACAAATTTATCATAATTTCCAAACTCTATCTTAATATTATCGTTGTTATCTATAAAGGTCACTTTAAATTGCTGCTTTAACTGCTTAAATGAATTTACAAAAAAACTCCTCAAGGCATCATAAGCAACTTCACTATCATTATATAAGCTGGTTATAAAAATATTATTAATATCCTGTCCAATGTTCTTTTCTATGCACATTCGCGTATAATCCCAAAATTTATTCCAATTAATTATAACATTATTATTTTGTATACTAAACTGGATAATGTCACTCATTTTAATCACCTCCTCTCGCCTCTCACAAGTAGTGTAACAAAAATTGCATAAATTTACAATTATATTTGTCAGATTATTTCCTCCACTCGCAAACCCGAAAAACAAAATGCGTTGGCGTGAGAATTTCTATTTTCTCAACCAACGCATTACTCACTTATTACCATAAAGGGCGTATTCCACTCTACCTCAATATCTAAGCCCTCACCCTTTTGCTCATTGACCACAATTTTATCAATCAACATTGTCACATCCGCATGAGTAAGTTCCTTCTTATCGATAATCTCCTTCAATATACCAATCGCACTTGCTACCTTCTCCTTCTCGTTATCCCTAATTTCCTGGATACTCTCCGCTTCAATCAACTGGCGTTCAAGTTTTTCAAGCTCGGCTCTTGATTCCTGCGTCATTTCCGAATATAACTCTTCGCTAATCAATTCCTTTGCAAGCTGCCTCGAATAATTCTTTATCTCCACCTTTTTGGCGTGAATTGCAGTTTGTAACCTATCGATAACTTTTCCATTATCCTTGTTGGATTGTTGTCTCTGCTCAATGCTTTTATCGAGATTATCCATTTTGAGAAGTCCACTTTGGTAAAGAACTTCAAGTTGCTCAAAAACAATATTATCAATGTCATCATGACTAATTTTATGCCCTGTGCAGTAGGCTTTACCGTATTTATTATAAGTGCTACATTTATAATTGTTTTTCCTGCCATCCTTTCGCAGTTCACTAATAGTCACAAGGTTTTTCCCGCATTCTCCGCACTTTATAATGCCTGTGTATTTATAAATCACCTTGTTTTTAGCCTTAACTCCGTTCTCAACCCTTTTTATAAATGTGGCGTTAACAGCTTCAAAATCCGTTTTAGAAATAATCGCTGGTATCAACCCTTCGTGAACAAATTGCTCTTCAGGAGCAACCATTATCAGCTTACTACTTCTAATCTTTGCTCGTTTAGTTACCCCTCGCCTAACCGTCCCAATATAAACGTCATCTTTCAGAATCCTCCCAACACTCTCACCATACCAAAGATGCTTATAATCCCATTCAGCTTTCCCACGGTAGCCATATAATTCATTTTTTCTGGAGTATGGTGTTTGAATTTTATGCTCATTAAGATATTTTCCAATTTTATTGACTCCAAGTCCTTCTAAATATAGGCGAAAAATTAGCCGCACGGTTTGTGCGGCTTCCTCATCAATAACTACTTTACCTTTATTATTTTTGTCTTTCACATATCCGAAATGGGTGGCATGAACCTCCCCATTTTTCTGCTTGGTTCTTAAAGCATCTTTCGTTTTCCGGCTGATATCCTTGACGTAACGCTCATTAAACCAGGTCTGTAATCCTCTAAAGTCTTCATCCATGTCCCCACTTGTCAATAGAACTTTTACACCTTTGTCTTCAAGCTCCTCCTCTATAAACAGAAGTGTTTTGGCATTATGCCTACCTATTCTGGAAAGGTCTTTAGCAACCAAAACGTCAAGTTTGCCATCATCGATTAATTCAAGCATTTTCTTAATCCCTGGCCTATTATAGGAGTACCCACTGATATCGTTGTCCTCGATAATATCAACCAGTTCAATTCCTTGGTCTTTAGCAAAATCCTTAATTGTATCCTTTTGATTCGAAATGCTTTCATTGCTACCATCTTCATCTCTTGAGATTCTTACATATCCATATGCTCCCATTTTCCTTATCCTCCCGATATTGTTACTCATTGACCATTCGCGTTACTTCAATGGCACTGTGATGATAGATCGTTTACCCCTACTAATCAAGCAATTTCAGCCTTTTTAAGCGATTATTAATCACCTGTTCCAGTGCTTTTTCCCAGGAAATAATTCCTTTAAATTTATGTGTAACCGAGTTGATTGTCGGATGATTTTTATATTCAATCTTTCTTTCTTCCATTTCTTCTCCTCTCAAAATTAAAAGGACTCACCTCTTTGGCAAGCCCATAATTGTAATACCTTGTTATTTTTTAGACAAGTCCCTTTAATGCTATCGTCTTATCTATATACAGCGAACGATCACTACGGTCATAACATCTCAAGGCGATAGCATATGTGTAGCCTAAACATTTAATAGTACAGCTTGTGTCATTTATATTATCAAAGTATATTTATTCGTGGGTGTCGTTCCTGGTATCACTTCAAAATCAAACTGACTATTCGGTACATCTACTCCATTATTTTTCCTATTTCCCACAAATGTTCTTGTTGAATTGTTCCTTATTATAGAAATACCTATGGCATCCTCAATATCAATTGTATAATTATTTTGTGGAGCAGAATCTATTGTAATTGCAATGCTACTTGTTGCTGTATTATCTAATCCTAATGTTGCTGTTACGATAACGCTCCCAGTATTCAAGAACGTTATATTTCCGTTGACATCCACTGTCGCTTTTGTTGGGTCGGAACTTGTAAAGCTAATTATCGGATTCACCAATGCAGAAATTACTCCACCGATAGTTACAGTCGCTAACGGATTAAGTTGAAGAGTTTGTTCAATTCCCATTTGAATAGCACTGCCATTGGAAATAGTTAAGGCATAATGAGCCAATAATTGAGTATCTGCAATTTCGTTAAGTTGGTCATCGTTCGCTCCAAATGTAACCTTTTCACAATAAAGAGTTCTCAAACCTAAATGCTCCGTGGTAAATCCATCGATTCTCCACTTTGCTCCCATCTTGATAAATTCGGAATTAATAGCAATTTGTTTTGTCAGATCAGTGTCTTGAATAATCGCCTTTAAGTTTCCAGACCAAACGCTCATTGTAGCCGATGTTGAGATTGATTGTGTGGCGGGTTCAAAAATAGCTGGAAATCCATACAGCTTATTATCAATAATAATTTTAAAATTTTGTTCCACTTTTCTCATTCTACTTCGATAAGTTCTTAGGTCTTCGTGTTTATCGATTTGTCCAATAATAAACCAATTATAGCCTTGGTACTGTATTACATCCCCTGTTTTTATACGGAAATCCGTAATGATCTCCTTATCGTCTTCGTAGCTAATTTCGCTGGTAGTATCGATAAGTAACGCCTTTGTCGTGTCTCCATTGAATATAATATCCTCACCTTTTTCAAAAATGAGAAAATTGTACATATCATCTATTAGAAGCAGCATACTTTACCCCTGCCTTCTCAACTGATATAAATCAAGTTCCATATAATCGCTAAATATTTTGATTTTAATAACCTTGTATATAAAGCCATTAATCCCCAAAAATGTCGTTAAATCTATAAGCGGTTCAATGTAATCAATAAAGAGACACTTGCTTATATCAAACTTCAGCTTTTCAATTTCTATAAAAGTAGTTCGTTGTCCTTGTGGCTCTTGAAAGTCTCCAAGAATTTGTTTAATGGCTATGTTCATAGGGTTGCTACCTAGTATTTGGACAATTGTATCATCGAACATACTACTCCCCTTTACAATAAAATAATGTTCGGCAGAGGTAAAGTTGCGGCAATACTTGGTGGGATAGCATCTTGTATGTAAGTTTTACTTCTAGTTCCCTCTGCCATATCTTTAAGCCCTAAAGCCTTTTTACTTTGATAAAAATACAAAGCTAATTCTGCTGTTTGATTTATCAAAGCTACAATTAAATAATCCGTTTCAGACATCACACAAAACTTTATAATGGCATTTTCAGCTTTTACAATATAAAAATTGAGTAAATCATCCATACTCACATCAGAAGCATTTATTTCTAGTAAAATTTTTAATAAACTCAATGTATCCATTTCAATTCCCTCCTTTAAACGGTTAAGGGGATACAGAATCTGTATCCCACCTTAAACTTCCTTAAATATAGGCTATTTCCGCGAGTACACAATACTGTGGCATTATGCACTTTGCGCCAGAGCATATTTGTCCCATGGCAATATCAGCGAATGCATTGGAATTATATTGACTTTCAACCACTTTATTTTCGGCAAAGCCCGTGACATGAGCAAATGTCATTCCTGCTACAAAAGCCAAACATTCAAAGGAATCAGGAACTTGGTTGCCTTTTCCGTCGTCTTTGGTTTTCACTGGAACATCCACGGACTGAACGATTGTTAGATTTCCGACAGTTGTCACATAACCGTTCACGAGATTATCGTCAGCAGAATCATATTTCAATCGCACTACGCTATCCTTCGCCAAAAGGCCTGCGATTCTTGGTGGCAACACAATAAGTCTTCCCGACACTGGTATTTCCAGTTCCGTCATTTTTACATCAACATCAATAAGGAAATTATAAATCGTAGTCATATCAATGGTCGCTTTAGGAATCACATGGGCTATGTCTGTAATGTCAACGTATTTGGACAAAACAAGTTTATCGGCATCCCTTGCGATCTGTCTTCCGATATCAAATAATGACTTTTCGAACATTCTCGTTGGCATACCCTGCGCAACATCCTGATGATTGATTACGAATTTGTAGTTTTTATCTCTTTCAATCTGCAAAAGTAATGTTGTTGAATCCAGCTTGTCTGGATCTCTGTTTAATGCACTCGTTTGAGTATCATACAATACGGGTGGAACCAACGTATTAATTCTAACCGAAGTACCCAACCCGTAGATTTCTCCTTCATATTCAGTGGTACAGAACTGTCTTACTATACTGTTATTTCTTTGAGCTAAAAGCACCTCTCTTGATACGGTTTCCTGTAAAAAATTATTAGCCATTATTATTCACCATTTCCTTTCATCATTGTTTATTTGATTAATCCTTGTCTATACGACTCAAGAACCTTTGCTTTATTTTTGCTGTACCAGTCCAAGTTATTTTTATTCTTATCATATTCCGTTTGAGTAACGGTTCCAGTTGCTATAGCCTTATCATTGGCGGGTGGAATGTAAGAGCCTTCCTTTATAATCGATTCTCTGACGGATTGGGTATAAGACTGTAGGGACTTTTCCAAGGCGAATAAATTATTGAGTGTTGATTCTTCATCCTGTCCCAGGAAATAATTCACTAAATCAACGGGTAATTTCTTTTCTGAAGCTATTTTTAAAGCTTTATTAGTCAACGTCTCTCTGGCCTTTTCCTTTTCAAGGGCTTCAAACTTATTCTGTAACTCTTGAAGTTTCATGTCTTTTGGGTCTAGTTGTGGATTTAATTTTTTCATTTCTTCCTCAACCAACTTGCTAAGATTATTTTGCTTGAATGATTCTATGCCTTTAGAAACCTTGCTATCGGCATAGGAATTGAGATACTTCTTACCATCCTCATTTGCTTCTAAGAAGTTCTTTACTCCATCAAGTGAAATAAATCCCTTAATGTAGCCTTTAACATCTTCATTATCCTTGTTTGCCTCGAAATAGCTTTTTACCTCATCAAGATTTTCAATTGTCATAATTCTCCTCCTTCTCGTCCTTGACAGTTCATACGCCCTATCAAGTTCGGATAATTTTATTGATTTATTCTTTAACGTCTACAAATCCCAAAAAAGACAATAAAAATAGACATTGGTTAAATGTCATTTCTTTTCTTACTGCTTACTCAATGCCAAGAACCCCAATATTGATATTTGGGACATCACTGGCAACACCGTTATCGGGTACTGTATCGTTATTATCACTTGGATTGGCTTTATCAAATGGGTTAATAAAGTTATCGAGATTATTCATTGCATCAATACGCTCTGATTTAATTTTCTGCATTTCAAGTTTAGGGTTCTCAACAAAAGGTAGTAGTGATAATTTAGTTTCTTGGCTTAAATCGACTCCTCCCAATTGAGAAAGCATATTGCTAAGCATCAGCAAATCAGTCGGCACGTTCGGCGTGAATCGAATATCAATATTTTTATAATCATAAAGTTTATTTTCTTTGATTTTTAGATACTGAAATAGAAATTTTAGTCGGGTACTTATTACGTCTGCAATGCTATCGCTCATTAATTGACAGCGTTGTTCTAGTGTTATTAATCTCCCTCTTAAGGCTAGTGAACTGGTATTGCTGCTTGGTTGCTGGGAGAAATTGATATGCCCTGTGCACTCGTAGATTTTGTCATTTAACTCCTGCAAGATAGTCTTTAAAAAAGCATCGTTCAATTCCTTGATCAAGAAATCAATGTTTGCATCCTTCGGAACATTAATGATTCCTTTGCTGTCAAAGAACTGGATATCTTCTTCTTTAACAATCGCTCCAGTGATTTTTAAGAATGAACTTCTCAAATCCGAGTTTTCATTGATACCATTACTGAGCGTGATATTATAGCTGTCGTTCAGCCTTTTTATCATATCGAAAATGGTTCTATTGATATGACAGAACGCAACAGGGACTCTCCCAAATATATTGACTTTTCGATTGACTTCCTGAAACGTGTTGTTAATATATGTAATAATCTCATTGGAAGTATAAACGTCAACATACTCATTGAAGTCAAAGGGCTTCCTATAATGATACAGAAACAATGTCACAATATTATTTTCATCAATCACCGCATAAGAGGTCTTTGAATTTAGAACCCTTGCACAAAATTCTCCATCCTCATTAATATAGTACAGCTCGAAAACCTTTCCATAGATACCCAAATCCGTACAGAGGGTTTGATTGTGTTTTCTACTCCAATGTGCCAAATTGTAATCAATGTCCATGATTACATTTTCATCACCATTTTTCGGGACGAGACTTACTGGTTTTCCAAGAATATAGCTGGTCTCCTGATCAATAAATACTCCGACAAAATTACATTGTGCAATTTGATTACTTCTCCTGTCCTGAGTTTTATAGGTCTGTAGAATATCATGCTGATCCTGGTAGTAAGCGTACTTCTGTTTGTTTAAGGCCAATTCACTGTAAAATTTTGTACTACACAAATTCAGAATTTCTATGAGGCTATTGTCCATTTTTCACCTTCCTTTACCTTCTTTGGTACTTTGGGCATATTACTTCTAAGCATCTGAAGGATTGTTTGCATCCTTGACTGCACCTTCCACATTTATTGTGATACTCAATTCCTCCTTTGGAATTGAGCCAATAACTTAGATCCTCCTTCTCAAATTTGCTTAATCTAGCCACCAAAGTTTCACCTCCAATCCCCTCTCAAAACGGGCAAATTAAATGTAACGCTAAAATGCCACAAAACCGCTTATAGCAACAGGTTCATGGCATTTTGTTTAATAACTAAAATCGTAATAACTGGCTTGTTTTAGGCATGAAAAATCGGTAGGGGTATATTTCCCAACCGAATAATTTTAGAGGCTTACAACGTATATTTAACAAATAATTTAGTAGTCTTTCATTACATTCAATACTTAGAATAAAATTAAAATCCAACCTTAAACCCAATTAAAATTGTATTAATCAGATTATATAGTGAAAAGGCAAATGCTCCGATAAGGAAACAACCTAATAATTTTTGTTTTCGAACCGTAAAGGCATGTATAACAATTAATAAAATAACCGAACTCAGGCTTGCTTCTGAAATAAGACTTAGCGACAAGTTTCCAGCATTCAAGGTTGACAAAATAAAAAATATAATTGTTGTAATGGCGAGAAAATTAGTTGCAATTGTTAACCTCTTTTTTGACTCTGGTTTCATAGACATATACCTCGCTTAATATAAATTATAAATACACAATATTCAGTTCAAAACAACAAACTCCGATCAAAAAACCTGATGCTCTTTACCCCTTCAACCAACTGAACTGCACCATACAAACTATCAGGGGCATCATCATGTTTTGCCCCTTTGTTGTAATCCTTCACCTGATTATTATACCTGATATTGGCAGGGTTGAATAGGATATGCCCCTTCTTCACTTCCGGTTCAAGCGATATAATTCTCTCATGTTTTTGGCCTCTACTTATCACTTCATCGACAGAAGTGTATATCTTATTTTTCCAGAGTTCTTCCTCAAATTTCTGCTTGATATAACTCTGCGCTGCTGTCGTTTCGAAGCCAATCTTCTCAACCGGATATTGCTGTAACTTCTCAATGGCTACCTGAAACAGATCATCGGGGAGTAATTTGTATATACTACCATCAACAACGTATTTCTGCTTTAATTGTCTATGAAGGCCGAGAATGGTTATTGCTGAAAAGTCATTTCTCTTGCCAGCTTTAATTGCAGGATCAATGTACATCACAAGTTCCATATCTTCAAATACAGGGAGCCTATCCCAATATTGAATATCCCGAAATATGTAATCATCCGTACTGCGTGGATCATTCTGCATTTCTTTATAGAAGGATTTATCTCCCATTGCTTGCTTTTTGCACATGAGATAATAGTAATCAAGATACTCTGACCACAATATTTCTGCCTCTTCCAGCATTTCGTCTTGATGATCATAAAAAAAGGACTTGGCAGTATCAATCCTGTTCAAGTCCAGAAGGTTATTATATTGTGCTTCCCATTCACTCCAGAGATCATCTCTCTCGGCAAAGGATATGACTGCCGACTTTTTGATGCTCCTTACTCCAGGGATTTTCCCCTTAAGCAGATCAGTCATCAGATCTTCCTCATGTAAGCACGTACCGACCACAAGAATGTTGGTATTTCGTGTACCAATTGGAATGACTACATCGGTAAAGGTATTTTTAACTTGCTCACGCTTTGTTTCAGATTTTGCAGTGTCATCTTTAAGCAGATCATCTAGCAAAACAAGCTGGGGTCGAAATTGCTTGAAGTGGATTCCTCTGAGTGATCCATCAATACCACGAATCATTATACAGGCATCAATGACACCCTTACCCCTTATCCATATTTCATTATTGTTCCAGCGATTTCCTTTCTGGATACCGAAGTCCTCTAATAGCAATTGATTATTCTCTAATTCATCCTTGATCATATCTAGGAATGGGAGAGCGATCTGCTCTGTTGCTGATATTATTAAAGTGAACTGGGATTTATTATAGAGCGTTGAATACAAGGGAAATAGAAAAGAGACTATTGTGCTCTTGCCATGTTCCCTCGGCAATCCAAAAGCCTCAATAGACCCTTTATTTGCAAGCATGTATTTCAGTTCCTCAAAAAGCTCTTTGTGAAACTCTCCAAACTTACGGTCAAAGTATTTGGGGAAGTAGCACAAAGCAAAGAATTCTATGTCCATCTCGCCTAGCAACTTGCGTAGCTCAGAAAATGAAAACTCCTCAACCAGTTTCTTTATTTTGGCTGAGGAGAAGTATTTATTCAGGTATTGCTTCAATAATATATTTTGTCGGTTATGGTCTTGTTTTTGCTCCTCGGTTATTTTCATATTGCCTCCTTTCTTAAGTCAATTATAGTTTGTACCCAAAACTATCAAAAAAATTTCCACGCCATCTACTGCTTGGGCCAATTTCCATAAATAGAAGCACCCCCCCATTGGGAAAGGTGCATAAAAATAGAGCGGCGTTCTTACCACTCCAAGGCTTCCAGTGCCTCTGCCTTATCCTGCTCAGTTGTGACTGTATATAAATTGGTGGTCATAATACTATCGTGTCCCAAGATTTCTTGAATGGTTGTGATTGCGGTTCCTTCCTTGACCAATCGATATCCTAGTGAATGCCTTAGCTGGTGAGGAGTAACCTCAACCGCTACTCTTTGCCCATACTTTTCAAGGATTAAGTTGATTGCATTCCGTTTAAATGCTCCGCGCTGCCCTATTAATAGGAAGTCACTTTCATTGGCAGGTCTAATATCCAGATAATCTTGAATCGCTTTGCGAACATCCTTATTGAGTGGCAGTGTTCTGTATATGTTTCCTTTGCCAATGACTCTGATTGTGCCTTTACGTTCGGATAATTCTATGTCTTGAAGCTTGAGATTGCATAGTTCACTCACCCTAAGCCCTGTGCCAAGCAGTATCTCGATGATGCATATATGAAGTGGATTGCGGTTTCGGTGTATCTCTGCTCGAAGTTTCCTTAGATCCTTTTCATCCAAGCCTTTATATTGCCGAGCATCCCGATTCTTTACTGCTTTTATATTGATCTCATCAGCAGTTGATCCGCTATCATGGAGCCACTTGCAAAAGGCATTGACGCTGGCAACCTTTCTGTTGGCTGTTACCACTGATTTATTGGTATTGAGTAGATGCTTCTTATAACCAATGGCGTCAAGCTGAATCAGTTTATCCAGTCCACAATCCGTCCTGCTACTGAACCAATCCAGAAAAACCTTGCTATCTCGAATATAGCAGCTAATGGTATTTTCACTGAGTTCTTTGCCTTTAAGATACTCTCAAAACCGCCTAAATCAAGCATACAAACACACCCTTTCTCTACTTGGTGTGTCCATGTTACCTCTGTCTTGCCCTGATAGCAACTGGATACATAAGACTAATTATGGATTCTAAACAGGCTTATTTCGGGCAGTTTTAGGCTCATATAGGGCATTTATCTCCCAGATTACTGACAACATAAGATTATGGTATATACTACTCTTCATCTGATCTTGGATGCTCATCTTGGCACTCACTAATATCTACCACTTCTCCATTCACCATTTCCAGGAACAATTGCTTCCTTGCTTCTTCATTTTGGCGGGTATCCAATATAAGTTCCTTCTTATCAGACCATTCCTCCGGCATCCTGTTTCGAAGGAAAAATGATATTGCTTGGGCCGAGGGTGGCTGGTGGCGTTTAATTTTCTCAAGCTTGGTTCTCTTTTTGCCATTTTTGTCCTCTTCAACAATTGTCTTTAGCTCCTCATATTCATATCCGGTGCAGAGTTTCAATAAAGATTTTTCCACCTCATTGCATAACACGCTCCTGCCCATATTTACAAGTTCCATTAATGTTTCATGTTCTCTACAATATTTGTACCAAGTCTCTGGACTTATGCTTAATTTCCTACACACTTCCCTAACGGTATCTCCTTGCATTAACCATTCTTGTACGTCCACAAGTTTTGGCAATATGTCCGTTTCATACTTATTTGTACTATTTGGAATTCCTTTTCGGCTTCCTCCCATCTTCTTCACCTCCCCAAAGAAAAAAGCCGTATTATCGGCTCAGTCAAAAGTCTATTTTAATCAAGAAATTCGTACTCACCTCTGGCAATTTCTTGTCTTGCTCTTTCTATTGCTTGTTTATCCTCTTCAGTGGCAACGAGTTCAAAATGCTCATCAACCCATCGTAAAACCTCCACGGCTTGTTCTTCCGTAATGTCCTCAATGAACTGTATTAACTTCTCCTTGGCGGTCATATTCTCCACCTCTTTTTCCAATCTTAGTATGGATATTATACCATTTCTTGAAGCATATAGGTATTCTTTACTTTTTTACCTAAACTCCAACGTTTGCTCCTTCCTTAAAAAACCCGGACAAATTACCCCACCAATAAAAAATATCGCCCCACGCGCCAACGTGAAGCGATATCCACCCATATACTCCTACTCAGCAACAACATTCTTCTCAGGCTTCTTCCCACTTCTGAAGGCAGAGTTCCCAGACAACTTTTCTCCAAGCACCTTCCTAGCTGCCTTATATTCATCGCCAATCATGCCGATTTTCACAAGCCATACCCGAAATGTGAACTTGTCATTATCGGTATCCTTCAATTTAAAAGAAGCATGTTTTAGAGCCTTGGCACTCTGATTCAATAGTGCTACAAGTTGGATATAAGCATTTACCTTTTCAGTACTCACATCGCCCTCTAGAAATTTAAAGGTAATGATATTATTATCCTTGAAATCAAATCCTATCCCAGGGCAACTACTTACACCAATATCATCGATAGCTGTTTTAAAATCCTCTAGGGTTTCAATTTTAGCTTTATTAATGCCTATGCAAAGGTTATCCTCAATAATATTTGCTGTAATGCCTAATGATTTCTTGATAAGGGCTTGTTTGCCGTAAACCATATTGACAAGATTTCGCAAGGTGTTGCCAGTATGACCTTCCATCGGAACTGCGACCTCAAAGCCTTTAATTTCTGTTTCGGCAGGCTCAGTGGTCTCAATGGTCTCAGTGGTCTCCAATTCATTCCTTCCATTAATAATGCTCTCAAATTCCACTTCATTGCCTTCCGAGGTAATAATCTTACCTTCTCGGTCAATCGTGTAAATCTCTTCAGCAGTTTCAATCTGATATGCACAACTCGGTACTCCCATGTACTTTGGCTTTACTCCAAAATGCTCCCCTAATGCTTTGACGATTTCTTTTCTTTCCATAATATAAACCCCTCCATTCTTGATTTGCTGTACACCATTAATCACTCTGAATGCTCATTAAATCAAGTTAAATGTAGGGTTTTTGGCCAAATCTGCTCTAGAATTGTTGTTAGGCTATTAGAGAACATACCTTTAAGACTGCTTGAACATTTTCAGTATTAAATGCATATTTTATAAAAGAACAAGCCTTCTACCTTGTAAAGTAATGAAAAGGTGGTGATTAATATGGGCTGTGACCATCATAAAGATAATGATATTATTATAGTAACTGGTCTTACACTTATTGCATTGATTGCACTGTTTTTAATATTGATAATCCTGCTATAGAGACAGTTGGACTAATCTTGGGCCGTCTCAGAAACTTTGAGATGGCCCCAATCAATGTTTACCTTATAATTAATAAGCAAAGTTCGGACAATTAAACCGCCACCCTGCTCACTCATAAATGTCCGAGTATTATATTGTCCATCATTCCTCAAAATGAAAAAGTAACCTCTCGTGAAGTTCCTATAGCTAGTTAATCGGCCACAAATAATTACGCTAATCATTTATTACAAGCATTTTCTCAATCAAATCCCATAATTCATTAAGCAAAACACTGTCTTCAATTTTAATATTAACTTTACGCAAGTATTTTAAAAACTCAATAGGAATGCTTTCTTTCGAGTCAACCTTGTTAACTACCATGAATTCATTTACTAGAATTTTAATTGCCTTTTCATCTTCCCTATTGACTATTTGCATGGTTTCGCCTCTTTTTCAAATAATTATATATCATTTTAAATAATTTACCTAATATAATGACAGAATAATATGAATTTCGCGTATTATTTTGGTATATCTGAGCTATACACTCCTCCCAACCATTGAATCAACAAAAGGAACCCCATTCGAAGTTCCTCAATAAAGAAAGTCAAGACAAACTGCTACGCATGTTGGATCTTTAGAGAATTAAGTTAAATATTTTTTGCTTTTATTAAGGGGATTATTTTACCTCTTTAGGATTTATTTTATTAGTCTAAAATTCAAACCTAAGAGCAAAATAACAATTAATGATAATCTCTAACGTAAGGAGGAACATATCTTGAAGAATTGGCGTAGCGACTGGTTTTTAATAGGTGCTTTGTGTGGAGGTATTTCCTCCGTCGGCAAAACTCTTGTAAACCTAGCCTTTTATAAATCTAAAATAGCGAATGTTCATTTTGTTGATATCGCTGGTGGAATGATTCTTGGCAAACGCGGAGGGGAAAAACCCAGAACATTCCTTGAAATTGCTTTAGGAACTGTAGCCGATACCCTTTTAGGTTCATTGTTTGGTGTAAGTTTAGCTTGGTTAATTGGAAAAACTCCAAAGGGCTATGAAGGTACAAAAGGAGCACTATTTGGAACTTCGCTTTGGAGTACAACCTTAGCATTAGGCACATTACTCAAAATAGATGGCCTTACTAAACCTAAAGCAAAAACAATGATAGCAATGTTATTTAGCAGTACATCTTTTGGCCTTTTTACAGGATTACTTATTAAGCGTTTAGGTCAATTTGAGCAGGTAAAGATCAAGCAGCCAACAGCTGTAACTATTCAAAGTAACAATATTTCTAATTCACAATTGAAACCTGCGGCGAAATAAATTTACAAATGTAGGTTACTTTTATGGGTTCCTGTTGTCTGACGACGATAGGAGCTTTTTTAAACTCGCAACTACAGGAGTTGGCAATTGTTTGTCGCATCTTTATAAGCCATTTTCTCATTACCCCTTAAAACAAAAACATCGGCATCGCTGCCGACTTTACTAATAACTCTTTTCACAATTACATCCACATATTTGGGATCTAACTCCATCATCCGGCAATATCTATCTGTATCCATACATGCGATCAATGTTGTTCCAGAACCGCCAAATAAATCAAGGACAATATTTTTCATATTGCTGGAGTTCTTTATTGCTCTGACAACCAGTTCTACGGGTTTTGTGGTCGGGTGCAACTCAGATACTTTCGGCCTTGGAATATCCCAGACATCACATTGTTTTCTATCATCAAGTGGATGCAGTCTTGCATGACCATCTTTCCAACCATAAAATATCGGTTCATATTTAGTATGATAATCCTTCCTTGAAAGCACCAAGCTGTCTTTGTTCCAGATTATTGTTGATGACCAGTGGTACTCATTTATTGCCAAAGTGAGCATCATGTTTCCCCATTCTTGAGCAGACATTACAACATAAGTCATACAGCCCTCTTTTGAGAACTTATTCATAACCTTAAACGTGGAATCCATAAATCCCTTGAAGTCCTCTGTACTCATTGCATCATTCATTATTGTTCTCGATTTCCAGCTTGGATGATCAGTTGCACCGTAATTTACATTCCAAGGCGGATCAGTGAAAACCATGTCCGCTTGCTCATCTTGCATCAATATTGCAACATCTTCATTATTGGTCGAGTCACCACAATATAATCTATGTTTCCCAAGCATCCATAAATCACCTTTCTGAGTAATTGGATCTTCAGGAAGTTCAGGATCAAAATTGTCATCTTCATTTTCGCCTTCTGATTCTGCTTTTAACGAATCCATCAACTTCTCACATTCACTTAAATCAAACGTTGTCAGCGACAAATCAAAATCAGCCAATTTCAGGTCTTCCAATTCTTTAGCCAACAAATCCATATTCCACTCAGCAAATTCAGATGTCTTGTTATCTGCGATCCTGAACGCTTTAATTTGCTCATCGGTTAGGTCGTCAGCAATTAAGCAAGGCACAGTTTGTATACCCAATTGTATAGCCGCTTTTAACCTAGTATGACCACAGACAATTTCATTATTTTCATCTACAACAAGAGGCACTTTGAATCCAAATTGTTTAATTGATTTAGCCACGGCATCAACTGCCTTGTCATTATTTCTTGGGTTATTTTTATACTGCTTAATGCTATTTACTTCTATATATCATGTATGATCAAAACATCTTATCCTCCTCAATCTTCTTACGCAATTCAAGTAGCTCCCTCTCTATCTCCAGCTTCATCGGATTGTCCGACCAATTGCCCCTGTCCTTATTTTTCAATAAAATAGCACACGCCCCGACATCTGGAGGTATGTGCTTTCTTGATTTCTCTGTATATTTTGTTTCTTTTCCATCGATCATTCGGATTGACGTTTTTACTTCTTCAACATCATAACCTATTGCCCGTTTTATCAGAGCGTTCTCAATCTCAGTAATGATTATTTCTTTTCCCTTTTTTAGGGACTCTTTTAACTCAGGGTATTGTTTTTTGTAGATATTAAAGGCATTTACACTAACCCCGAGGTTCAGGCACATTTGTTCCTCAGTTAGACCATCTCGTGCCCATTTTTCTATGAGCATTAGTTTTTCTTGAACTTGAGGCCATTTACTTTTTGACATTTTTTATCACCCCACTTTCTTCACCCCAAACGAAAAAAAGTACCCTCGAATGAGAGTGCTTGAATAGGATATAAACTCCTCGACATTTTGCTTGAAAGGAGTTTTTCACAGATATTCATTTACAACAGATTTAGGCCACAATGGTCTAGTTGTATTTGTTGCATAGAGCCTCCTTACATAGAATTGACATAAAAAAACACCAATAAAGGTGTTTTTGTTTTTATCTAAATTAAAATAAACAGCACATTTTATTATTTTTCCGTTTTACTATTTCATCTCTTTCAGTCTTTATTCTTTTAGCCCAATATTCATCATCATAATGCATAACATATTCGGGATTCTTATTAAGTGTAACGACAAAACTTGAACTCTCAACAATTTTCTTAGCTGCTGATAACTCATATCCATAAAGCACAGAAAAAGCATCAATTACATAATTCTTCATATCAATTATATTTTGTTTTGTCATTTAAATCCCTCCTATCCTAGCTGATTTTACTTTTAAACATTTTAATGCTTCCTCAGAGCAATGTCAACAGGTTAAGGAACAGCCGTCAACAATTAGACTTTTGATTATGATGAAATTTAGAATTTCGGGAGGAACTTTTGCGTGCAACAGAACGATTTGGGCGAACGGGGGAGACTCTTTTAACTAATAGTAATAGAATTTTCCGGACC